TTCTGGACCCCTCGCAGGGTGAATCTGTGGCTCTACCCTCCGATGACATGCTCATCGGGGATTTGACGGCCCCCAAGTGGCGCGTGACTTCAAGCGGCAAGATCAAGGTGGAATCCAAGGACGATATTCGCAAGCGTCTTAATCGCTCCACCGATTCGGCCGACGCGGTGATTCAAGCATTTTGGGAGCGGCCGTCAACCTACGCGCTTCCTCAATCGACGCGCTCTGCATTTCGCCCCGCCACGGCGGGCATCCGTTCCCAGGTTTTCTAGGAGGCTCATTTGAACTTACGACTGCTCAAGCGTGAGCCCAAGCGCAGGTCTCCGGAACCGGGTCCTATCGGTCGCTCGGGAACGCGGGCCTGGGGCGGGCGCATAACCGAGGACTACAAGTACGATCTGGCCGGGAGAACGGGCGTCGCCATCTATGACAAGATGCGCCGCTCTGATACCCAGGTCGCTATGACGCTGCGGGGTATCAAGCTCCCTATCTTGCAGGCCAAGTGGACGGTTCAGCCCTCGGAGGACGATCCGGACGGGGAGCGTATCGCCATGGCGGTCGAGCGTATGCTCTTTGCGGGCGGGGTGCGACATTGGCGAAGCGTACTACGCCATGCGCTACTGTGTCTTGACTACGGGTTTTCTGTGCTGGAGGAAGTCTGGGAGCTACGCGACCGGCCGGAGCAGATGAAGGACACCGGAGCGCCGGAGAGGATGTATTGGCTCGCCTCTTTGGAGCCGCGGCTGCCGCAGACAATCGACAAGTGGATAGGGTTAGACGAGCCTCCTTACACGCTCACGGCCATCCAGCAAAGACTTCCTATGGGCAAGAATCCTCCCCCGATTCCCGCAGAGAACGCCGTCGTTTTCACCAACGAGCGCGAGGGGGACAACTTAGAGGGCAAGTCTCTTCTACGCTCGGCCTACAAATCCTGGTACTACGTGGAGATGCTGGAAAAGATCGACGCCATCGGCCTAGAGCGGGCCGCCGTGGGTCTGCCGCATTTCCACTACGACACTCTGGATGGCTTGGACGTAAACGAGGCCATCACCCGGGCCGAGGATATCATGGCCCACCTAAACGCCAGCGAAAGCTCGTATGTCATAACGCTGCCGGGGATGAACTTCGAACTGTGCTCGGGCACGTACAACAATGACGCTATCCGTAACACCATCCAGGCGCACAAGCGGGATATATCCGTCAATGCGCTCATGCAGTTCATGGAGTTGGGAGCCAATAACTCGGCCGGTAGCCGAGCCACGGCCAAGGAGCAGAAAGGCCCCTTTGACTTGTCTTTGCTTGCGGTGGCCGATGAGATAGCCGAGACCCTGAGCGAAGAGACGATTAGGGATATCGTCGTCTACAACTGGGGCGAGCGGCCGGGCTATCCGAAGCTCATAGCCTCGGGAATCCTCGATACCGACATGCGGATGCTCGCTACCATCGTGCGTGATCTGGTGCAGGTGGGAGCGCTTACGGCCGATGAAACGATGGAGGATTGGCTGCGCGACACCCTCTCACTCCCGGCGCTGGCACGCGAGGCGCCTCGTGCCAACCGGCACATGGCCCAAGAGGAACCAAAACCCTTCTGGCGCGAAGTGCGCTACGAGGAACGCTTCGTAGCCTTTGCTCAGATCAAAGACGACTTGGACGCGGCCAAAGAGGGATTCCAGGAGCGGGTCGGCTCTGTCGCTTCCGAGGTGGCCGAAGGGCTCGTAAGCGATGCCATGCGGTTCATTCGCAAGGGCGACTATGAGAGCATCGCGGCGCTCAAAGCCTCAGGACTACCCAAGCTCACCTCTAAGATCAAAGGCGAGCTTAAACCCCTGGTGGCCTACGGACGGCAAACGGTTCGCGACGAACACGAGCGGGCTCGTAAAGGTGTCCCGGCCGATAACGTCATTCGGGCGCGGCAGTCGGGCGTGCGGGGGTATGCGGACGATCTACTCTCCGATGACGGAATCAAATCCTGGCAGGCGGTAAAAGCCGCACGTCGGGCCAAGGCTATAGCTGAGGCTATCGAAGCGTCGATCATCGACGAGGCTCTACGCATGGTGCGGGCGGCGGCCGAGGCTACGTTGGCGCTAAAGACACTAACCGAGACGGCGGAGAACACCGTCAAGCGCACGGTGCTCAACACGGCCGGACTGCTCATCGCCGAAGCCTTCGGCATGGGCCGGGGCGTGGAGATCAACGAGCAGATAGACGAGGGTCTGGTAAGCAAGGGCATCTACTCGGCGCTCCTAGATGACAATGTGTGCGAGGTCTGCCAAGCCCTGGACGGTCAGGAGTTCGCTCCCGGAAGCGCTGAGTTCGAGAAATATCAGGACGGCAACGCCGATGATTGCCTGGGCGGGTCGCGCTGTAGATGCATGTTGTTCTTGCAGTATTCAGATATGGACGGATCCGAGGTCAAAGACTGGAAGCCGGGGGACGCTCCCTCGGTGGTAATGCCCTAGCCGTACCCTTTTCTCCAAGGATGCACGTTCACATCCTCGGGCGGCGTCGGGTAATGCCCCGCGGCCGTCTTGGTGATCTTGCCTTCAAACGAGCAGTACTCACAGCGGAACCTATACATGTCCCAGTAGACGGCCAGAGTCTTACGTCCGCAGGCCGGACAGATGCGGCACTCGAACGGCTGACGGGGCGTCGATTCGTACTCCATATATTCATTATACAACCGGAGGCAACAAGTGATCCCTCACGTTTTCCACCAGTACTGGAGCGGCCCGCCTCTGCCGGAGGGGTACAAAGCGTTTCGTGAAGGGTGGAGGCGGTTGCATCCGGACTGGGAGTTTTTTCTGTGGGGCGAGGAACTGGAACTACCGGAGCTTATCAACCAGGATTTGTTCGATAGGGCGGAGGAGCTTTACCCCAAGCACCCTTGGCAGTTTCGCGCCGACATCCTGCGCTATGAACTGCTGCACGAGTACGGCGGGGTGTGGCTGGACGTTGACTTCGAATGCCTGCGCTCGATCGAACCCTTGCTCTCAGGTGTGGAGTGCTTCGCTGCATGGGAGAAGCAGGACGAGCTTATCAACAACGCCATTTTAGGGGCGGCTCCCGGCCATCCCTTCATGCGAGGTCTGATAGACGCTCTGCCCGGGGTGGTGAAGGACAATCCCAAGGCGGCCGTCTGGCAGGTGAGCGGGCCTCGGCTGGTGACGAACGCGGCTAAGGAGTGGGCGGGCAAGCGGGCGCTCATCATCTTTCCGGAAGCGTGGTTTTATCCCGTTCGTGTCAATCAGCTAGAACGCCTCAAGCAGCCTCACCCGGAAGCCTACGCCGTCCACTGGTGGAACTCGCTCAACAAGGAAAAGCCTAAGCGCAAGGCTCAGCAGTATCAGGACCTGTGGCGGGACGGTCAGTGCGTGGTCAAAGGCGAGCGAACCTGTTCCGAGCGCTACCAGGCCATCAGAGACCTGCTGGAACGCGAACTGGGCCGGGGATTCTCCGTGCTTGATATCGGTGGCTGGGACGGATATTTCACCACACGGCTGCAAGAGGACCTGAACGCCAAAGTCACCAACGTAGATGAGCGTTGGAGCGACGACCCGGGGCATGTGCGGGCGCGGGTGACTGCCGGAAACATAGAGCAGTTCGGAAACCACGACGTTATTCTCATGCTCTCCGTGCTGCATCACATGGAGGACTGGGAGGAGGTATACCGCAAGGCCCGCCGTCAGTGTCTGCTTCTCATCGTGGAGGTGTGCCATCCCGACGAGGCCAAGGGCAAGGTCTCGGACGTACTGCAAAGGACGGGATATCGCCTTGCTCCCCAGCACGAGCGCATCATGGCCGATGCCGCTGAGGTTATTTGCGAGTCTCCGCCCATCGACCGGCCCAAGCTCAGGCGTCCGACCGTGCTTATCCGCCAGGGGGCACGGGGCACGGTCGAGACGGGCACGCAACAGGCATCAGCGCTCATGGAGCTAACGGCTCCCGCTGAGTGGCGCCAGTTGGGATATGAGCCCTACCCCGGCACGCTTAACGTGCGGGTGACAGACGCGGCCCGGAGATGGTTCGAGGGGCTGCCCGGTGTGATCGCTCCCGATCTGCGGACCTCAGAGCATTACGTGCCGGTGATTATCGAGGGCATAAACGGCCATTTGCATTTCTCCCGGCAGGATGTGGGACGTGACACCCGCCCGGTCGAGGTGGCCTCCGCCTCTCACCTTCGTACAGTGTTGGGACTCACGGACGGGGACAGGGTAGACATTCGGGGCCGGGTGCATGGAGTGTCGGTGGCTATCATGGCCCATCCCGAGCGGAGGCAGTGGGCCGAAGAATTACATGCACGTTTCGGGGGGACGCTGTTCTTCGACCCGGGGGACGGGTTGATTGCCAACGCTCGTCAATCGCTTGCGGCCTATGACCCGCTGGCCTCGTATCATCTGGTGCTGCAAGACGACGCGATTCCGGCCGTGGATTTGATCGCGGCGTTGGAGCGCTGCATCCCTGTGGTGGCCCGGGCACCTATATGCCTCTACACAACGGGCCGCAAGAACACTACCTGGGGGGATCGCATCAGAGATAGAGCCCGCGATAGAGCCCGCGACGCTCTTAGCGCCGGAGCCTCGTGGATTAGAGATTGGGGCCCTACGTGGGCAGTGTGTGTAGCACATCCGGTGGAGCTACTGCCTGCTGTTCTTAAGAGGTTCGACGCTCAGAGCACGCGGTCCGACGACGTCCGGCTTACAGAAGCATACAAGGCTATGGGGATTCCCTGCTGGCATTCGGTGCCGAGCCTCTGCGACCATCGCCTCTCGCCAACCATTCACTGGCGGGGCACGGTCCTCCAACCGGATAGATGGGCCGGGGCGTTTCTGAGTGATGCCGGCCGGTTTAACCCGGCAGGCTCTGTATATGCCGATTCTCCTGTAGTTCTACCGCGCAAGCCCAGAACTAAGGGTAGGGGCGCTACCTATCGTCGAGTGTAGCTGTACTGGAGGTGCAGATGAAGCTGAAGACCAAGGACATTCTGGGCGTAGAGGTGCTTTCCACAGGCACTTTTCACGGCCGCGGTTCGCCGCCCGAGGGCGACACCTACACAGAGGCCGACCTGGATAACATCGTCGAGGCCGCCGCTGCGCTGCCCCTTCTGCGTCCGGCTAAGCTGGGCCACGGTGAGCAGGTGTGGGCTCAGGCCGAAGGCGGTCCCGCAGTCGGTTGGCTTGAGAACGTGCGCCGGGTCGGGAATAAGCTGTTGGCCGATGTGCGGAAAGTGCCCGGCAAAGTGGCTGATCTTATCGAGGCGGGAGCGTGGCGTCCACGTAGCCCGGAGTTGTATTTCAACTACACGGACCAGAACGGTAAGGTGTGGCCTCGCGTTCTCCGAGGATTGGCTTTTCTTGGTGAAGAGCCACCGGCCTGCAACACTCTCGATGACATCATAGCGTTGTATGAGGGCAAGCTTACTCCAGAATCTCTGCGCTCTTACATGATTGACGATGCTCCTTGCGCCGAATTGCATACTTATGTTCTAGGTGAAGGGTCAGAGGTCAACAAAGAATCCGGCAGTGAGCCTCGCGAAATGGCCGTGATCCTGCCCCTTTCCGAGGAAGGCTCCTTTGAGAATCTCACCCGGCAGGTCAAAGAGGCTCTGCCCACTGTCCCTGACAGATGGTGGTGGATCAGACGTACCTACCCCACGTTTGTGGTGGCAAGTCGGGAAACCATGGGTGGAGACGTGCAGGATCTTTACATCATCGGCTACGAAGTCACCGAGGACGGCGTGCAGATTGCGCCGGAGTCGGAGTGGCAGAAGGTGGAGACCGAGGAGGTCTTCGTGACGGCCGAGTACACCGAAGGCGAGGAAGACCCCGATCTGCTCGCCAAGTTCACGTCCCTCGTCTCCGAGATGGAGGGACTTATCAAGGGCAAAACCGGAGCGCCCCGCCTGCGTGTGTGGTTGCAGGAAACGCAGAAGGGTCTCTCCGCCATTGCAGCAAAAGCCGCCAAGCAGGTTACGGACAAAGCAGGTGAGAAGGACATGTCCGACGCGGCAGAAAACGCCAGAACCATAGGAGAACCGAGCATGAAAAATGCAGTGTGCCTCGCTTTGGGGCTCCCCGAGGACACGCCGGACGATGATGTTCTGGCGAAGATTCGGGAGCTCACCGAAGCCGAAACCCCCGAGACCCCGGAAGTGGATATGAAGGCGTACATCGCCAAGGACTCCGAAGAGTACGGCGAGCTCCGCACAATGGCCGAGGAAGGCCGAGCGGCCAAGACCCGTCTCTTTGAGATGGAGCGCGATCTGAAGTTGGATAAGGCCCTTGCCGAAGGGCGCATCACTCCGGCCGACGTGGAGCAGTGGAAGGCCGATTACGCGGCCAACGCTGAGCTCACCATCCGTCACCTGGAGGCTCTGCCCAAGACGGTCAAGCTGGGCGCAAGCGGAAGCTCTGAGGGCGGCCAGGAAGTGCGCGATCTCTCCGATCGCAAGGTGCTTGACGAGACGATCAAGAAGTACCGCGCCGAGCATCCCGGCGTGAGTTACGAGCAGGCGCTCGCCGCCGTCCAGTAAACCCCCCTACATTCTGCTGACCCAAACGGGCCGTCCACATAGGGCGGCTTTTTTTATGAGGTGAATCATGTATCGAGACAATGTTTTCGGAGCGCTTCTTGACGCGGCCGCCGACTGTGGCGATGTGGTCAAGCTGGGCTCCGACGCTTCGCACGTGACCCCGGTCGCGGCCATTACCGACGTTCCTTACGGAGTCATTCTGGGCGGAGACGCGCACGAACTGGACGACGTGGATCTTGTCGCCGGCGACTTCGTTGACGTGGGATTTGACGGCATTCTTCCCTGCACTGCCGGTGGGGGCGGCGTGACCGCGGGCGGCTGGGTCGTTGCCACTGAAGGCGGGGTCGTTATCGACGTCCCCGAGTCCCTCGATGCTGAGACCACGGTTATTGCGCTCGGCATCGCCACCGCTGCCGCCGATGAGGGCGACCCGGTAGACGTGGCCATTATGCGCTGCGCCTTCACGGTACCCGAATCTGGGAGCTAATCCCCTCTCCCTGACAGTTCCAATTCTAGGCAAGGCCGCCTCCGGGCGGTCTTTTTTGTGAGGTGAAGAATGCCCGCTCCCCAGACCACTCACGTTGATCCGGTTCTTACCGGCATCAGCGTTGAGTACACCAACGCCGAGTATGTGGCGAAGAAACTGTTCCCGGTGGCGACGGTAGCTGCTCCGGCCGGACAGTACGTCAAGTACTCCAAGAAGAACAAGTTCAAGGTCGGCAAGTACATCGTGACGGCCAACAGCCAGGTGCCCCAGGTTGACTGGGTGTCGAGCTTCGACAACTACTCCGTGGAATATCACGGGGTCAAGAAGCCCATCTCCGAGATCGCCAACCAGTGGGCCGCCTCCGGCGCGGGCCAGGTTCAGAGCCTTGAGGTCTACACGACCAAGTTCCTCAAGAACCTGCTCCTGCTCGAATACGAGAGCGCCGTGGCGACGCTGGCCACCACGACTGCGAGCTACGGCAGCAACCACGACTCTCCCAGCACCAGTTGGAATGAGTCCGGCGCTACCGTGATCGCCGACGTGAAGGATGCCATCGCATCTTGCGCCAAGCGCCCCAACACTATGGTCATCGGCCGCCAGGTCTACGACCAGATCACTGAGGATTCCAACATTCTGGCTCGGATTCAGTATTCCGAGCGGGGAATCATCACTCCCGATCTGCTCGGAGCCCTGTTCGATATCCCCAACGTCTTTGTTGCCTCCGCTCAGGAGGAAGTCGGCGGTGACTATCTGTGGGGCGATAACGTGGTGCTCGCCTATGTCGAGCCCAACATCGGCCCGGAGATTCTTACCTTCGGTCTGACCTTCTCCCCGGACGGTGAGGACTTCATACGATCCTACCGCGACGAGACCATCGGACGCGGCGCTCAGGTGATCGAGTCCCACTGGGCCTATGACGTGGTTGTTGTTGCTCAGGAGGCCGGATATCTCCTGAACGATCTGATGGCCGACGGTAGCTAACCCCGACACTAAGGGAGGCGCAATCCGCGCCTCCCTTTACCTTCTCTCCGAGGTGGATAGATGAGCTACGCGACATATCAAGAGGTCGGGCAGGTGGCCGGGTTCACATTCGACATCACGTCGAGTCCCGTGAGCAGCGACCAGGTGACCGAGTTTATCGAGCAGATAGAGTCCGAGATGCGCGGCGCTCTGGACGCGGGCGGATACGACACCGACCCCACAGACACCAACGCCGTCAACGTCCTGCGTCTCTACTGCTCGCTCGGCTCGGCCGCTATGGTCATGCAGGCCCGCAAATCCCCCGATGACGCCGCCGCCTTCCAGCGCCGCTATGACGCCTGGATGACGCTGGTTCGTCAGGGTAAGGCCGGTCTTCCGACCTCCGGTAGCGTCTCGGCGCTTCCCACCTCGCGCTACGTGAAGTACCCCTCCACCTATCCGGCGCACGCTTTCAAGCGCAGTGAGGTCCAGTGGTGAAAGAGTTCACTTTCCGTCCGTTCGCGTCCGAGGCCCCGCAGTGGCACTACGCCTTCTCGCGTTTTGCCGATGGTATCTCGGACTGGCGGCCGGTGCTGGAACAGATAGCCGATGACTTCAAGAAAGGCGAGGTTCAACAGTTCGCCACTGAAGGACAGTACGGCTCCGGAGGCTGGAAGGCGCTTTCTCCCAAGTACGCCGTGTGGAAAGAGGCTCAGAAGCCGGGCGCTCCCGTGCTGGTGTTCTCCGGATTGCTCAGGCGAGCGGCCACCAATCCCGATGTCGTTGTTACCAAAGACCGGCTCACGATTACCATCGACGATTCCGGCTCCTATCAGGTGTTCTCCAAGCGCGAGGGGCGGCTCGTCACCAAGCACAAGCCTGCCGTAGCCGGATACCACCAAGAAGGCAAAGGCAATCTGCCGGTACGGAAGGTGATTCAACTGCCGGAGTCGCAGATTGTGCGTTGGCGCAAGATGTTCCAAAGCTACATGGTAGCCCAGCATCGGGGAGGTGCTATCCGTGTCTGAGATCAAAGGCCCGGAGCCCATAGCCGATCGCGTAGCCGAGATTCTTGAATCAGAGATGCCGTCCAAGCTGGCGGCGCTTGATGCTCTGTTTAAGGATTTTACGCTTAGAGCCATTCAAGCCTACTACATAGGCGATTCGGACGGTAAGTATGTTTGGCCTTGCATCACCATCTCAGATGCAGAGCCTGAGACTCTGGCGGCTGTATCCGACGGCAGGTATCTCGCCTGGCCTTTGGAGATAGCCATTCTTGACCTGGACGAAGGCGGAGGCTATCAACGGCTTACCCGTTCGCTCTGGCGCTACCAGCGGGCGGTAACGGAGATTCTGCACACGTACAAGACCGAGGCCGGATACTGGCTCGGCATTCCACGTATCGAGCCTATAACCAGAGGCCCGTACCCCGTGCTTGAGGTGCCGGAGCAGATGGTACTCGTCAAGGGTGTGCGTGCCTGGTTCCTCAGTACCGAGACGTTCTAACCCACTATGAGCCGCCCTTTCGAGGCGGTTTTTTTATGCCCGAGAGGAGCTCGTATGACAAAGCTCATCAAGCCGGGAGTTGACCAGACCATGTTCATTGAGAACGGACGCCTGTATCGGTTCACCTTCCCGGTGGAGACCGCAGACAAGAAGACCATCCGCATGCTCAAAAAGCGCGGGGCCGTTGTCGCTCCGCGTGTGCGGACCTCCTTCCCCAGCACCCCCGCGAAAGGAGGTGAAAACGAATGATAAATCCCAGCATCTTTGATTTCCAGATCGCGTTGCAGGCCGAACAGGGCACGGGTGCCGATGCACCCAGCCATTACCTGTACTGCCTCTCCGGGTCCGATGTGAAGGCCGACCCCGAAGTGGTGACGGTACCCATTGGTGAGGCGAGCCGGGTTAGCGACGGCATCAGCTTCATCGCCGGTGCTCCGGTCGCCGGGAACCTTGTCATCGTCGCCCAGGATGACATGCTGCCGTTGGTGCAGCTTCTGTGCCTGGGTGATCTTGACACGTCCGGCTCAGGCGACCCCTACGCCCATGCGGGCACCATCAACCAGACGGGCGGCGTGCCTTACTTCACCCTGTTCAAGCACGTCGATGATCTCTATGAGAAGTTCATCGATTGCAAGGTGAACACCTTCCGGTTTGAGACCTCCGCCGAGGGTGAAGGCCAGCTTCTCAAGGTGACGCTCGGCATCGTCGGCATTGGACTTCCCACCTATGAGGAGGAGTGGGCGAACCCGGCCACTGCCGAGGACAAGGACAAAATCTTCCTGTGGCACTACGGGGCAAACTCCTGGTCGGTCGATAATACGGCGGTCGCCGGTATCTCCGAGTTCATCTTGGAGGGCAACAACAACCTGGCCACCGTGCCGGGTGAAGACAAGACCGGCTACGCGCTGGCCGAGCAGAAGGGTGACATCACCTGCTCTACCCGCCTCGTGGTCGAGGACCTGGAAAGGTATCTCACCTACATGTATGGATCTTCGAGCCCCTCGGCCTCAACCGAGATGACGCTCGATTCCATCCCCACCGGTCAGTTCTCCTGCAAGCTCGAGCGCGTAGCCGCTTCGCCGGGAGCGGAGCGGTCCTTTGCCGTCTCCATCCCCGAACTCACCTACGCCGTGGGCGAACCCCCGGCCATAACCCCCGATCCGAGCGGCGCCCCCATCTATCAGACCTTGGGCGGTCTGGTGACTGGGGACGATCCCAAGATCACCATCACGACCAAGAACGGCACCGATACCTACGAACTCGGTTCCTAACCCCGTTCCACGTCCTGGGGATGCGTGGGTCCCCCATGCGCTCACGCTCCCCAGGACACCATTAGCATGGGAGATGAATAGATGCCTGATATCGACACCACCTTTCTGCGTACCCAAAACACCCTGACGTTTCGCAACGTCGAGTATCCGGACGGCTCAACCCAAGACTGGAAGGTTCCCCCGTTCTCGCCGGAGACGGAAGCCTCGTTTTGGGACTGGATGGAGCGCCAAGACAAGCGCCGGGAGCAGCAGATAGAGGCGCACGCCAAGCGCGAGCGGCTGCCTATCGTCACCAAGGGCGCGACCTGGGCCGAGCTTCTGGCCGTAGCCGTCAAGGAGCCCGAGCTTGACGCTGAGTACCTGGCGGCCAACTTCGATGCGCTTTTCCTTGAGGACCTGGGGAGGGCCGTGCAGGATTTTTTCTTGCGGAGACGGCTGCCCGACGGCATGTTGGGCGCTCCGGAGGAAAGCCCACAACCGACGACATAGAGCTTAATTACTGCCTGGCCGTGTCCGTCTATGGAGCGGGAACGCTGGACAACCTACTCACCTGCCGGGCCGATCGCCTGGCCGTGATGCTTCGCCAGCTTCCCAAAGTGCTGGAACTGCTCTATGGACTCAAACCGGCCTCATCCAATCTGGAATCCGAGGGGCGCTCGCTCATCGAAAAGGTGAGAAAGCGCCTGGGGAGATAGCTCATGCCTGAAGTCGATACGCAAAAGTACGTCAAGTCCCGTCCGCCTGCCCGCGTGGTGCGCGGTGAGGACTTCCCCATCGTCCGTGACGAGGTGACCTACTACCCGCACGCCGGGGAAGAGGTGCGCTTCATCGGGGAGCCGTCTAACGGCTTTACCCAAGACCTCGTGCGCCTGGCCTATCTCTTAAAACTCGCCACCCGCGAGGAAAGCGGGATGCTCCGGATAGAGGACGGCGAGGAATTGGAACGGCTCTTCGAGAGCATTCGCATGGAGCTTGAGAGCCATATCCAGTCCTGGACCTGGACTGATGCTGTCGGGCAAGAACTGCCTGAGCATCCCACAGTGGAAGACCTACGCAAGATTACCCTCTCTGAACTTCTGGGGCTGGGGTACGCGCTTATTCCCGAGTAGAGAGACTCCACGTACATGAGAGGAGGTGAAACCCCATGAGCAAAGTCGTTGACGCCGGAACGCTTCGCATGATAGTGGATGCGAACGCGGCCGGACTCTCCAAGGCGCTGAAGCTGGCCGACAAGCAGGTTGCCGCCTTCTCCAAGACCGGCGCGGCCAACATCGGCAAGTTCCAGAAGGCCGCCGCTCTAGGTTTCGCCGCCATCGGTGTTGCCGCCATCGCCGCTACCGCCAATCTCGCCAAGCTCGGAGTCAAGTTCGAGGAAGTCGAGTTCATAATCCGCAAGGCGACCGGGGCCACGGGTAAGGACCTGGACGCTCTCACCGATTCCATGAAGCGCGTCTATGCGACGGTGGAGGCGGGCTCGGCCGAGGTTGCCCAGGCTCTGGGTGATCTGAACACCCGCACAGGCCAGACCGGGGAATCCCTGGAACGGCTCACCAGGTCTATGATCGACCTGGCCGACGTGAGCGGTGAGGAGCTTTCCGGGCTCATCGTCGCTACCACGCGCCTATTCGGAGACTGGTCTGTTGCCACCGACAAGCAGTCCCAGTCCCTTGACTGGCTGTGGAAGGTCTCGCAGTCTACCGGCATCGGCATAGCGCAACTCTCGCAACTGGTGACCCAAACAGGCGCTCCCTTGCGCGAGCTTGGATTCGGCTTTGAGACCGCAACGGCGCTTATGGGCAAGTGGGAGAAAGAGGGCGTTAACGTCAGCGCCATCCTGGGCTCGCTCAAAATCGGCCTGGCGCGTATGGCGAAAGAGGGATTCGCGACCGCCGAGGAAGGGCTCGCGGAACTCATGCGGCTCATCGAGGAAGCGCCCAAGGGCCTGGATGCCGTGGCAATCGCTGTGGATATCTTCGGTTCCCGCGCCGCTGCCGACTTCGCCTTGGCCGTCCGTGAGGGGCGCTTCGAGGTTGACGACTTTCTCAAGTCCCTCCGCGAGTCGCCCGAGACCATTGCCAAGGCCGAGACCGCCACCGATACCCTACGCGACAAGTGGACGACGCTTGTTCACCAGATGGAGATTAAGCTCGCTCCGGCCGCCGAGAGGGTGCTGGGCTACTTCACCGATATATTCGATGAGCTGATGGACGCCGCCGAGGAAGGCGACTGGGGGGCTGTCGGGGGCACTATCGGCAGAGGAATAGGTGACGGCATCCGAGCGGCGATTCCCTACGCCGTTGACGCCGGTAAGGATTTGATCTGGGAGGTGTTCAAAGCATCGATCACCGGCACGGCGGGAGCCTTGACGGGTGCTCCTGGCGGCTCTGAGTTTAACCGCATGCGGGACTACTTGGCCGAGCGTATGGCCGGAGTGTACCGCGACCTGCCGGAGCATGAAGCCTTCCAGAAGGCTATGGCCGATCTTCAGAACTACTGGGGAACGACATTCGGGCGCGACATGCGGAGCATGTGGATACCCAAGGCCGAGAACATCGATGAGGTTATGGGCCTCATGTATGCGATGGGCGTCGTTCCCACCGACGAGGAATTCAAGCGGGCTCTTGAACTTGGATATGACCCGGATAAGATCGCCAAGTGGCAAGAGGAGATTCTCGAAGAAACTAACCGCAAGCTCGAATCCCAAATCCGCGGCCAAGAACGCCCGTCTCTCCTTACCCCCGGTGCCTTCGGTATCGCCGGTATGGACTGGGAGGCGTTCGCCTCTGACGTTGAGAAGCCGGTAACGCCGCTGGGTGATGTAGCCCAAGCCGTTGACTACACCGCCGAGAATCTCAAAGCCCTCTCGGACGCTTACGGCAAGACCTCCGAGGTGGACGCTTGGACGCAGGCGGTAGAGGCGTCGGCAGAGGCGGCCGGTATATCGGCCTCGGAGTTTGACGCGGCTACCACGTCGCTCTCTAAGTACATCGAACAACTCAAAGCTGAATACGACGCCATCGTAAATCAGCAGAGTAATCTGGACACGCTCATGACGCGCCTGGGGAAATCGGGGGCGCTTACTCAGTTTGCTGATCGCGGCTGGGACGTGGGGGCGGTCCAGAACATCCTCATCGAGAAGGCCGCCGAGAAGGGGCCGGAGATTCTGGAAGCGCTGGTAGGGGCCGACGACGCCACCGTGCGCGATGTTATCCAGCAGTGGATGAATCTGATTTGGCTGGAATCCGAGGGACAGAAGACCCAGCTTATCGAGCAAAATCGCATGTTAGGCGAGTCGGCCCGTGAGGGATACGAGGAAGGGCTCACAAGAGACCTAAGCGGCAGCGGCTATGACGTGATCTTGGAGCATATCCGCGACGCACAGGCCAACCGCGAGGCGGGCAAGAGCGCGGCTGAGAACGTCAACGCGGGCATGGACTCAGAGGCTGAGAAGATTCCCAGCATCGTTGAGAAGCAC